GGCTTTACTATACCCAAAATTTAACACAACTTTTACAGATGATGATTTTCATCATTTAGTTTACACTTATGATGGATCTAAGCTAAATACTGGCTTTAAAATGTATGTGGATGGAACCGAAGTTACTCAAAGTGGCAGCACTAGTAGTGGAACTCCAGATGACATAACCTATTCAGTAAAGCAATTTAGAATAGATGGAAAATATTTTGCTGGTGCATCAGATGCTAATTGTAAATATGACCAAGTAATAATTTTCAACAAAGCACTAGACGAAGACACGTACGGAGAAATAACCGCGCTCTACAACACAGGCACAGGGATCAAACATCGTGATCTTACGGGCAGCGAAACATTCTATAGCTCCATTGCTGCATGGTATGATTATGACTCCCCCAAAAACTTCGGGCGTGAGAGTTCGCAACAGACTCATGCGGTTGATTTAAGTGGGACGTTGGATTATTTTAATATAACTCACGTTGCATCAAATGATTTTGATTTAGAATACACTGATAGTTTTAGCGGTACGGCTTGGATAAAGTTTGATAGCACATCAAGAACTATTTTTTCAAAGCAGGAAAATTCAGGTAATTTTAGAGGATATATATTTTATTTAAATGCCTCTTCTATCTTGGAGTTTGGAATTTACAATACTGCAACGGTAGGTATACAGGTTGATACTAATAATACGTTAAATACGGATGAATGGTATCATGTATCATTTAGTTATGATGGTAGCGGTAACGCAAGTGGTGTAAAATTGTATGTTAATGGTGTTGACGATACAAACTCTACTCCTATTCAGGATGATTTAGCATCTAATACAATAGCAAACACTATTGATTTTAATATAGGTGCTAGGGATGGTACAGGTGTTTTAATGGATGGGACTATAGATCAAATCTCATTTTACGACACAAACCTCTCCGCATCCACAATCAACTCCCTCTACAACAACGGAGCACCACTTAACTACGCAGACCTAAGTGCAGCCCAAAAGACAAACCTAGTATCACACTGGGACTTTAACGAGCAGGACAACACGATCATAGGTCAGGATAGCCACACTAATCTCAACCACCTGACTCCTAATTCCATAGCAGAAGCGGATCTGGTTGGAGGGGTTGGATCGCTAGACCTCACAGAAAATGGCATAGATTCTAGTAATGCAGTCGCGGGGGTGGTAGTAGGTCAGGTAATAAATCAAGAAAATGTATTCTCTTGGACTGATCTTAGCGGTAATAGTAACGACCTAGAGCAATCAACGATAGCCAATCAGCCAATATTCGATGAAAATAAGGGCATTAGATTTACTGGAAGCGAGTTTCTTATTACATCTGGCAATGCAGGAATAGCAACTGATTTTACCGTATTTATAGTAGGTCAATTTACTGATATTACAGAAGCTACAGCACTACTTAAAACTAGCGCAGACTTAATTAGTAAGGATACTTCAGGTAAGATTAAAAACGATTTTGCCACTACACCAAATGCATCCACTACGGCACTAGTCAATGATACAAATAAGATATTTGCAGTAAGGTTAGAAGATGGTGTAGCGGGTGATTATTGGTTTGACGGAACTCAGGGTGACAGTATTACAGACACTACCAATAATACAACAGATGCAGCCCTTAGACTAATTAATACAACTCTTACAGGCACAGCTTTCATTGACTCTGTAGTAGTGTATCAGCGATCACTTACAGATGCAGAAATGGCAGATGTATTCACCGACCTTAATAACAGATTTAGCGTATATTGATATGTATTATAAAATTTACACAGCACAACAAGATTGGATGGACGCTCACACCTTAATTAAGAACGAATTAGGGCTGCCAAGAAGGTGCGGTGAAAAGTGGGTAAATATAACAGAATGTATTGTGAATAATACTGAGCATGAGGAATATGGAAATCTATTTATGCCAATTCCTGAGAGTATGGAAGATCAATTCAATGGACTAGTAGAAAGAGACTTAACCTGGGTGTCATAATGAGCATTATATTTATAGCGGGAGTAAAAACGGCATCTGAGTATATGGCTGATACAATAGCCCTAAATTCAGCACTTCCACGATATGACATAAGCAATTACAATCATACTAAGATAAACGATCTTCCTGATTATGGATTTGTTGGGAAGATGCACCAAAGACCAAGTAAAGAATTGATAGATTTCATTTTATCTACAGGTCAAAAAAGATTAATAGTCCACCATAGATGCCCTAAAGATGCTGCATTATCAAGGCTTCACCACAGAAATAGATTAGAAGCACCTCATTCTGATTGGAATAAGTTATCATTTGAAGAAAAGGTAAGAGAATTTGTTCCTGTCTATGAAGAATATAAAGATTGGAACCACGAGTGGTATGCTTTCATGGATGACAGGATTCAGATTAGGCACACTAGTTTTGAGAATATGGTAAAGTGGAAGAACACCTTTTGGGAGATGGTTTTAAATTTCATCGGATTAGATTTAATAGGACTTCCAGACAAGGCATCAAATTGTAACTTTAGGAAAGGTGAGGTTGGTTCTTTTGAAATCGAAGTTCCAAAGGAATTAAAAGCACTCTTCAAATGAAAGGAAATATGAAAAAAATAATAGCGACACTAGCACTATGCTTCCTATTTGTGGGATGCAGCACAGTTGAAAAAGCACTGTATGTTGATAATGGGCAAGATAACCCTGCAACACCAGATGTCAATGAGGGAATCGTATTGAATCCTATCGTTGAGAAAAGCATGGATATTGTAGAACCACTTGCAAGCACAGTTCCTTTTGGAACGGCAGTTACAGGCGTGTTGGGAACACTATTGACAGCATTCTTAGAGGTAAAGCGAAGAAAGGCTAAGAAGGTAGCCAAGATCGCTGCAATTGCCATAGAAACAGCAGTTAAAAGTGAGGCAGGTCAAGAGGCTATTAGAGAGGTTAAGGCTAAAGTAGCCAAGCTTGCAGACAAGAATGGGGTATCCAAGGAGGTTAACAATATAGTAAAGGAAGTTAGCTAACAATGGACGCAAATAAAGCACTAGCAATGTATACTGTTTCGGGAGGAACAGGTGCTTATCTATGGATGGAGAGCGCGACTACCATTATGGCATTCGTGACGGCATTTATAGCACTTGTTGGTGCTTTATTCACTGCCTATTCTCAGATCAGAAAAGCTTTTATGATAAGAAAAGAATTTAAAGAAAAACAACAAAACAGGATTTGAGAATGAGCAGATATAATGAAATAAGAATTGAAGGAAAAGACAGTAATCCAAATCAAAGAAACAAGGTAAGAGTAGACAACGCGGGAAATCTCCAAGTTGGAATAGGCAGCGGGGGCAATAGCACAGATTTTGCAGACAGAATTAGAACCTCAGAGAAGGAAGAATTATTTACTCATGCTGCCTTTAGTATGAAAAATCACACTATGATAGAAGACACTGCGGGGAGTGGTTCTTCTACATTTCAATTTAATTTAAGTGCAACAGACTTAAATACAACAACAGCAAGTGGGGATAGGGTAACTAGACAATCATTTTATTACATACCATACCTTCCTGGTAGTCCTGTTTCAGCAAAAATGACAGGGGTTTTTGCGGAATCAAAGGCAAATGTCTCGCAGCGAATTGGAATGTTTGACAATGACAATGGGGTTTTCTTTGAAGATGATGGAACTGGAATGGGTGTTGTTCGCAGAACAAAAACAAGTGGTTCAATTGTTAATAATAGGGTGTCTCAAGCAGATTGGAATATAGATCCACTTGATGGAACTGGACCTAGCGGTGAAACTGTTACAAGTTGGAATGAATGGTTACTTTTTTGGGTAGAATACTTATGGCAAGGGGCAGTAGGTGTTAAGTGGGGTATTATAAAGAATGGCAAAAGAATAAAATGCCACCAATATTATCCAGATGGTGAAACTGTTCCTTATATATCAAAGCCGAATCTCCCTGCTAGATATGAGATTGAAAACACAGGAACAGCAGCTAGTGGAACAAAATTAGTTGAAGGGTGTGTTGATGTTGTAGCAGAGGGGGGACATAGATTGGTAGGTTCAGATTGGGCATTTGGAACTAAAGCAACACCAATCAATGTAGGAACAAGCGAAGAGGTTGTTTTGGTTGCTAGACTTAAAACATCCTTTGATTCTCAGGATGTTAGAAGAATAATTAAATTGCTAACTACTTCTTTTTTAGCAGACACAGAGGATGTTTATGTTCGTGTTGCGGTAGTTCACAGTCCAACATCTGTAACGGGTGGTTCTTGGACTAGTGTTGATTCTACCCACTCTGCAATTGAATATAATGTAGGTCAGCCAACAATAACAGGTGGAGATAATCATACATTTGATGAATATTTTGTTCCCGCAAGTTCAGGTGGACAGGGGCAATCTGGTTCTGGCTCAAGCCAATCTAGGTTTGATGATACACACAGTTTAGCTGTTCAAAACTACGACAGTTCAGTTTCAGATCTATTTGTAATATATGCTACAGCAATGGCAAACACTACAAATGTATGGGCATCTATGCACGTGCTAGAATATGAGTGATTTGACAAAATTCAAGAATTAAATATAGTTAATTAAATATAGTTACCTAAATAATACTTAATAGTAATATGTCGAGATTCAGAGCATTTGCACAATTAGATGACCCTATCACACAGGATGGAGATTTTGCGTGGAAGGGAATGGATTCTCGTAGGCATCCAACTACGTTAGAACCAGGGTTGCTTGCTCTGTCTCAAAACATGAGACTAGACAAGACTGTTGCAAAGGTAAGAAAAGGTTCAGAATACCTATCCGATGCAATATCATTAGCCAAAACACCGATAACAATATCTTTCACATTTCCAACATCTTTTAATATAGACAGCATTACATCTGCGGGTTCTGTAGCTAAATATACAGTTGGAGGCGGGCATGGATTATTAGATGGAGATACTTGCGAAGTTACAGGAGCATCTATATCAGGCTACAATGCTACTGGTGTTGTATCATTAGCCTCTGTAAGCGTTTTTGGCATTAACATAGGAACGTCATTGGCAGGTGAAAACCCCACCAATGCAACAGGAATACAAAGATTAATAATACAGGAAGAATATGATGATGGTATATTCTCATCTGGCGTTTTTACAGATGATTCGGACGGAAACGAGTATATTGTTCTGTTATCTGCTAGTAAAGCTTTCTTCGTTGATCCAGATGACGCTAGTAACCCTATTGAGGTAGATTATACAGGAACAGAGAGCATTGCTTCTACAGACAATGTAGATTTGATACAGTGTCTCAATAAGTTAGTAATGTTGCGCGGAGATAGTAAACAACCATTAGAATTTGATGGTGATTTGAGTTCTCCTAGTGATTTTGAGCTTGTATCAAGCACAGCAATAGGAGCAGATGGGCTTAATTCAATAACAGGCACAGTTAGTATTGCTTCAGGTGCAGCAACAGTCACAGGAACAGATACATACTTTAAAACCGATTTAGCAGTAAACGATAGAATTAAGGTCAATGGTGAATATAACTTTGTTGCATCCATTGCTTCAGATACTACATTAACAGCAGACAATAACTGGACAAGTAACTCTTCTGGTGACACTCTATATAAGGGCAGGGATCGCCTAGATTTGATTCCCATGCCAAAGGCTAACTTTGGGCTGTATTACCAAAACAGATTGATTTTAGACTATCCTGATGGCTCCAGAAACGATATTATACTATCTGATATACTTGATGTTGACACATATGATGCTGCTCAAAACCAATTTAAGCTCAGAGATGGGTCAGGTGACAAGGTTGTAGGGTTTAGTCCTTACAAAGAAGATGATTTAGTGGTGTTCCTTAGAGACTCAATCCACCTTATTAAGAATGTATCAAACAACTTAGATAATGTTGACGTTGAGGAATTAACCAGAGAAGTAGGGTGTATTGCTAGAGATACAATTGTTACAATAGGTGAAAGAATTTTCTTTTTATCTGAGCAGGGAGTATACAGCCTACAATCAGGTTTTGAGGACAGATTAAAGGGGTATGCAGAACCTTTATCTAAGCCAATTGACGACCAGATAAATGATCTTAACTTTAGCGCAGTAGAAGGCTCAACAGCAGCATATCACAATAATAGATACTACATAGCAGTTCCAACTGGTTCATCTACTACAAACAATAAGGTGTTTGTTTACAACATATTAAATGAAGCGTGGGAATCTGTTGATACATACCCAACTGGGCTACAAATAAATAAATTTCACATCGTAGATTATGGAAATGACCATAGATTATTCGCTGTAGGTGCTTCAGGAATACTCATTCTGCTTGAAGAAAAAGAAAATGATGAAACTGGTTCTGCTCAAACTACAGAAATCAATGGGAAAATAACAACCAGAAGATACACTCATGGTAATCAGCAGATTAAGAAGTTTAGCAGACTTCAGGCTGATTTAGATATGCCCGCAGATTCTTCATTAGAAATTACAGCAATTACACAAAATCCTGATAGTGAGACACTACTAAAAACAGTAAGCAACTCAGGAGCAACCATAGAAGATACATTTGTAAGGGCATCTATACCAAAAAGAGGCTATGGATGTAGTATTCAGATAGAAACAACAAAAGGAAGACCTGAAATTAGAGGTGTCAACACTGAAGCAATTGATAAATTTAGAGGAACTAGAACATTCGAATAAAACATTATGGCAGAAAATTATTATAGTAATGGTGATATAGTCAAGCCTAGCGGTATTAATGAATTAGCTGCTAGAAGTTTTGATTGGACAGTAAAAACAACAACATATACAGCAGTTGACAGAGATCAGGTCATGGCTGACACATCGAGTGCAGCATGGACATTGACGCTGCCTAGTTCTCCTAGTGATGGAGATATGATTGGCATAGCAGATGCAGCCGATACATTTGATTCAAAAAACTTAACAATAGACGGGAACGGAACAAATATTCATGGAGATTCTACATTGGTTGTAGATGTTAAGAATGCTAGTTTCTTCCTGAGATACAGTAGCACTCAAAGCGAATGGAGAATTACAGGAATATAAGGTAACATTATGGCAAATTTAAGCACATTATTAGGCGGTGGAGGCTTGCAATCTAAGCCAGTTCTCCATGTTCAAGATGTAAAGGCAGGTGATGTAGGTGGAGGCTTTATTGATGCTGCTGACACTTACTACACTAGAGATATTAATAGAATTGTAAAAAATAGCATAACAGGTGCAACCTTAACTAATGACGGCACAACAAGCGGGAATGTTGGTGCGGTTGGAACTCAGACAATTGTAAATAATCAATCTGGTGTTCATGTAAATAGCACTCATGTAACTCTACCATCAGGAGATTATTATTATGAGATCATTTCAGTTGTCAATGTGGATAATGGAACAGGGACAACGATACTTTACGATAAAACCGGAACGGCTGATCTCTCATATACTGAACCACATGGTTATGAGACGTTGGCTGGTGCATCTATTTCCCACAGAAAAAGCAGTGGATATTTTACACTATCCTCATCATCAAATGTTGATGTTAGGTCTGCTTCATCTGCTGTAGTTGCAAATGCGTCTGGTCTTGGTTTTAATATAATGGGGGCAGGAGTTAAAGTGTGTCATCTCGATTTAAAAATTTACAAACTATAGGATTAGTATGACAGGTAGAAAATACAATATATTTAACTGGTTTCATAGCATAGTTCCTAAGTTTCAGGTTGCTCCTGCTGTCTGGGCTGCCGGAATAGGTGGTGCAGCAACATTGGGTGGTGCAGCAATGTCTACTTTTGGTTCTAAAAAGCCCAAGGTAAAGACCTATAATCCACTTGACATAGGACATCAAACATTAGGTGCTCAGACTCAATTATTGCCATTAGTTGCAGAACAAGAGGATTTTTGGCGACCACAGATGACTGACATAGGTGTTCGTGGCATGGAACACGCTTTTGGGAGGTTGAGAAAGGGCATAGGAGAGGCTACAGACTTCTCTGCAAAGCAAAGCCAACAAGCGATGCAGAAGTATGCTCCTGGTTACGCCAGTATGGTTAGGCAACTTAATCCTGAGTTGTATGAGACATTAGGTTTAGCAACTGGTCAATACAAGGATTTAATGGCAGATGCTCAAGCTACTCGTGGTCCTACAGAGATCGAGGAAACTCTGAGAGGTCAGGCATTGTCAGATTTGCAATTGGGTAGACAATTAGACCCAAGAGAGGCTAGAGATTTAGAGCAAGCAACTAGAGGTGGATTTCAGGCGCGAGGAAGGGCTGTAGATAACGCTGCAATTGCTCAAGATGTATTAAATAGATACAGACTAGGAACTGAAGCAGAACAACGCAGAAGAGGTTTTGCAATGGGTGCTAATCAGATGTTTAGGCAGGGTCAGCAGCAAGATAGAGCTTACGGCTTAGATGTAGGAAGATTTGGACTTGGAGTAGGGCAATTAGGTATAGCTAGTAAAATTAATCCTTTATTAGCACCAGGCTTGCAACAGGCAATGACGATGACGCCAGGGGCAATGTTAGGCATGGCAGGTCAGTATGCTACCTCTCAGCCTACATTATTTAATCCATTTGATCCTGCGGGTAATGCTTTACTTACAGGAGGTATATCTGCACAGAATCAAGCAGCAGCAGCCCAACAAACTAACAGGGCGCAAATGGGTGCAGGTCTTATGGGATTAGGTAGCAATATACTTACTTCTCGACAAGGCATGGCAGGACTAGGAAAAATAGGTTCAGGCATAGCAGGGATGTTTGGAGGCAGTCCAAAGGTTCAACAATTCTCTGCTCAAGATGAAATTGATTTCGCATCATTTTAGATAGGAGATATAGAAATGGCACAACCATATTTTACAAATCAACCAGTTCCAATTCAGCAGGTATCACCAGAGCTTTTAATGGCTCCTGGTAGGGCTATGGGTAGGGCTTTTGAGAAGCTAGGTCAATCTGTGGGTGCAGCCATGGAAAGGAAGTATAAGAAAGAGCAAGAAGAAGAGGCTAGACTTGGAAGACAAACAATGCTAGCAAGATTACTTCCAGAGTCCTCAGAGGAAGAATTAAAATATCTGTCAAAAGATAAGGGTTCTATTGATGCTTTAACTAAGGTCATGGAAATTGAGCAAAAGCAATCTCAACAGCAAATGATGGCCGACTATTATAGAGCACAATCTGAAAGGCTAGATGCAGCAGAAAAACTCGATGAAGCCAAGATTATTGGATTACAAGCGGAACGGGATAATACAAACAAAGCAACTCAAGCTATGGCTGATTTTTTTAGTCGATCTCAAGAGCCTAAGTCTGAATTGAGAGACTTTAGTTTAATGGGAAAAGAGGCTCCAAGCACAAAAATTACAGCAGAATCTCTTCTTAAAAAAGCCCAAGAGACCGGAAAAACTGCAAGTGCTATGGAATATGAACAAGCAGTGAGAAATGAGGTTGGTGACACTCAAAAAGATTTATTGTCTTTTATGACCAAAAGAGGAGTGGATGTTTCCAAGAAAAACATCCAAGATTTTATTGAAAGCTCAGGACTTCCAAAAGAGTTAAAACCCAAGGAGGTTGCTGAACTAGCAAAGTCTAGGCAATCAATTGATAAAGCATCTCTTGGAGCTAACTTAGAGAGTAGAGATTTGGAGGTCTTTAAGAAGGCAAAATTAATTGGGATTCAACTTAAAAAACTAAATTCAGCTTATAAAGATGCCGTAAAGAGTGGCTCCAAAACTGGGAGAATTGGAGGGGCTATAAGTCAAATGAAAGGTTGGGCAGGATTAGATTCTAAGGCAGCCAGAATAGCCGCACTAAAAACTTCTATGGTGGCCGATTTAGCCAGAGGTGTATTTGGTGAGGTTGGAGTATTAACGGATAAGGACTTCGCTAGATATGCAGACTTATTGCCAACTCTTAATAGACCCGAAGAGATCGCAGAAATAATTTTTAAAGACTTAGAGGAAACGCTATATTATAGCACTCAGGGAAGTTTAGATATATTGAAAGCTGGAACAAGAAATATAGGAGAACTAAGGGAAATATTCCCGAAAAACCCAGAATTAGAAAAAAAACTGAAAGCAAAAACAGATGAAGAAATTCAGTCGCAGCTTAAATCTACAGAGGATAAAATAGCAGAATCTCAAACTGCTAAGTCAAATAAAAGATACAGAATTATTAGACAAAAGCAACAGTAATAAATCTTATGTTATACGGAGCATTACCACCTAGCTTAGATAGAAAAACACTACCAACAGGTGAACAGGTTGCACCAATGCCTGAACCAGAGGTAGAGTTAGACAATCAACCTCAAGAAGTTGTTGACGATACTCAATATGAGTGGCTTGAAGTTATTAACGAAGAAACAGGACAGATATTGGAGTTTGAGTTTCCAAAGGGTGAAAATCCTACAGACGAGGAATTGGATGATATTTTTAACTCACCTGAAGCTAGAAATGCACCAGAAACGCCAGAAATGTATGAGATAAGGCAGAGAAAAAGAAATCTGCAAACTCCTACCGAAAACATATTAGAGGATATTAGCAGGGCAACTAGAATGTTTGGGCAAGCAGCTATTGGCATCAAGGAAATGGCAAAGGGTGCAGCAAGAGAATTACCTACTGCGCTGAAAGAGCACTTCAAACATAAGGGGATGAGGGATTTAAAGAGAGATCCTAGTGTATTAGGGTTAACTCAAGAGGATGTTGCACAGTATGAAGGTGGTCAGGGCTTATCAAAGTTAGAAAAGAGTATAATTGAAAGTGGAGCACAAAACATAGAGGACTATGCTAGAATAGCTTCAGGGGCAGTTACTCAAATAAAAGAGCTTGCCAAATATGGAACACACTATTGGAGTGGACCAAAGCTAGAGGAAGAAATTCAGGCAGAATCAGAAAGACTAAGAAGCAGAAGGTGGAAAGAAAAAGCTCAACAACAATACGGTTTAATATTTAAGCCTGAAGAAGTTTATGAAAACTTAAAAAATGCATCTTCATTACTAACAGACCCAGGTAATTTAGTTGTGGTTTCAGGTCCAGGTAAATTAGCAAAAACAGGAATGTCTATAGCTGCAAGAAAATCAGCATATCTACCTAGAATGGCGGCTGCTATACCTAAATACTCAGGAAAATCTTCAAGTTGGGTGTTGGAATCAAAGCCAATTAAATATCTTGCAGGAAAAACTACTGAAGTAGGAAAGAGACAGGGTGCTTGGCAAGGTGCAACAGTTGGAGGGACTATTGGAGCAACAATTGGTGGAGGTTGGGGTGCTATAGTTGGAGGTCAAATTGGTGCAGCACTAGGGCATCTAGGAGGCAAAGCTGTTCCAGAGTTTATGTATTCAGCAGCAAAAAGAGCAGCTAGAACTACTGAGAAATTGGGTGAAAATGCCAATCAGATATTTAAAATGATGACAGACCCAGGGACTAGTAAGAGGTTTTTTCTTAGGGTTGCATCAAATCCAGAAATAAACCCCAAAATAAGAGGATTAGCAAAAAAAGCCTATGATATGGGTGGAACTAAATTTGGTGACTATGCCTTTGATACAATAGCAGATGGTATTGAAATAGGTGCACTCAATGCGGCATTAGAATATGCAGCTACAGGTGATGTTGGTGAAGCAGGTGGAGCGGCTGCAACAGGACTATTAGGACCAGTGACAGCAGCATTTAGCGGTAGTAAGGGTGGTCTTGGTTCTGGTGCAGGAAGCAAGAGGCAGAAAAATACAATCGCTCAATTTATAGAAGAAGGATTAGAAAAAGATCAAGTAAAAGCCTTTAAAAAACTACCTCCTGAAGCACAAATACAATTTGCATCTGCTAAGTTAGCGGGAAACAACTTTAAGCTAAAGATACTCTCAAATCAAGAGATGGTAGATATGTTTGGTGATAAAGTGGAAGCGGCCTATGATAGACTAGATAATAGAACTGTTTATATCAACGGAGAAACTGCAACTACTAAAAAGGTAGATGAGTTAGTGGGGAATAATGCTCACGAAATAGGTCACGCTGCATTTGATTCTATGCTAAACTCACCAGAGGGAGATAATATCATAGCTGCCCTTAGACTTGGAACGACAGGAAACAAAGAGGTTGTCCTTCGTGACGGAACAAAAATCAAGGGACTGTCGAATGAGGCAGTTGATTACATTTCAGGATATAATGATGCTTTAGGTGGAGATGTTATAAGAACATACGATGATTTTCTACATGAATATAGCGCAGAGCATTATAGATTGATGTTTGAAAAAAATCCAGACATATTTGAATCTTTAGATGATACAGGGCTAGAGTTCTTTTCTTCAGCCATAAGGAGAACGCTTGAAGAAAATGGGTTTATAAAACAAAACGGTGACGAAATTAAAGGTGCGGCACAAAGGTTAAAAAGGAACCCTGAAATCAAAAAGCTTATAAACAACTGGCATCAAGTTAAAAAGATTCAAGATCATAGAGCAAAAGAGGAAATGAACAACGAATTGGGATATAGAAAGATTACCCCAAATGAAGTTTCCAAGATAAAGACTGCCAATCCCAATATGAGCATTGTCAGCCACAAAAACGCTCAAGGTGAAAATATGGTTGGCATTGTTCCAGACAAGAAAGTTAAAAAGGATTCAATTAAAAATTTGAAAGATATAGCTGAAACTGGTGGAGTTGTTCCATTTGATTTAAAAAACAAAGAGGGCAACTATGGGATAATACTAGATAGAAGGTTTATTCAAAATTTAATAATGTCTCAAAAGGGTAAAATTGAGGATCTATCAGATCAGTTGGAAAAATACTTAACAACACTGGACAACTGGGAAAACTCTACCCAAATGAATAAGCTTGCAAATATTACAATGCAATATATTGGTGAAGATGGTAAGCTTACTGGATTTGCAGCCAATAGAATAGTTGCTCCATTTGGTATTAAGTTGGTTCAAAAGAAGGGTGGAGCGATTGGGGTTTCTTTGCAATTCACTGATATGCATTACCTTAGAGAAAATGCTAGATTGGCAAGAAGAGATATGCCAGAAAAATACCTCAATAAGGACGGCTCTTTAATGACGGTAGATGAGATTATTGATGACCTTAATACTTACGCAAGGGATATGTATAAAAAAGACAGTGCAATGCCAGAAAGGTATAAGGTTTTATATGGCATAAAAGGTCCAGATAAATATGTAATCCCAATTAAAGATACAGACTTAAAAAAATGGGCTGAAAGGCAGATGAAAGAGAGAACACAAAGTAAAACTGGATATAAGCAGAGGGAGGGCAATGCTAGACCAACAGGAGAGGGAAACCCATATAATACATTTAAGTCAACATATATAGATGGGTTGGTTGGAATAGAATCAATAGATGTTCCATCGCCATCTATAGCATACAATATAACTAAGGCTAAATTTATGCCCAAGAAAAAAATATCTAATGAGGTTATCCCAAAAGAGGAGGGCGGAGATATGCCTCCTGCAACATGGGATTATTTATTTGCAAATGGCTACAATCCAGAAGATGCAAAAGGAACACAAATAACAACCACGAAAGGCACTTACGAAAAAATAGGGGAAAAATTCATAAATAAAAACGAGAGAATCCTAGATTTTAGTGCTGGATTAGGCCATGGAACCAAGGCGCTAAAAGATAAAGGATATAATATAGATGGGTATGAACCATTTTCTCAGCCAGAGAAAAGAGTTATAGATCCTGATTTTGAAAATGTAAATGACATCCCATCTAATAGTTATGATAAAATCATAAACAATGCTGTATTAAATGTGGTTCCAGAACAGACTCGGGTTGATATACTTAAAGGTATATATAGGGTGTTGGATAATAAAGGCGAGGCTTTTGTCAATGTAATGGGTTGGAACAGTATTAAGAAAACGCTCAATAATCCTAAAACAAAATTAGTAGGACCAAGAGAGGTTATAACTGGAAAGGGAACTTTTCAAAAGGGATATAAGCAGAGTGATTTTATTGAGTTTGTTCAAAAAATACTTCCAGAAGCCGAAGTAAAAAAGGGGGTTGCTGGAGATGCTAATGTAATAATAAAAAAACCCTAGCTCTCAATGAACTAGGGTCATACTATTACCACTCTTCTTCCTCTTCATCGTCAGATTCTTCAAGTGGGACTTCATAATATTCATATTCATAATCCCACCTATCTTTTACATATTCCCAAAACCTCTTAACGCAACCTTTTTCCATATCTTCAGATGGAACATATTGATCCGAAAACCTGTTTAAAACGGCTACTAGCTCTTTTGTAAGGTTCTCGTCATATTCATCCACATACTTCCTATATGGAGGTAGGAAGTGGTTTTCTGCCTCTTCCTCACTCATTCTGCCTCGCTTTCTTATAATACCAAAATTCATCTTCTCTATACTTTTGCTCTATCTCTTCATCGGTATTCCCTACTTTCTGAAGAAACTCTTTCGTTTCTTCCCAATCAGGCAACCATTTTGGTAAATTATCATCTATAAGTTCATTCATTGTTTTAGCATGAATGTTTATCTCATGCTCTCCACTCTCCGATTTAATAGTCAATTTTAACATCTTTTCTGTCTGTTCTAGGTGTATCACTCATCTTCAGGTTTTTCTTTTTTTAATCGTTTAGACCAGAAATAGTCTGTCCCTTTCGCCACCATCTTCGCAAGTTCTTTCCAGTAAACTTCTTCCAAATAAATTTCTTCTTTATTCATCCTTCTTCCTCTTCTAAATCTGTTGGAATAAAAGGAAACGTGCTATATTCGTCAATCATTTCCATTAGTAACCCATCTGGATCTTTGGTGCTTGCAAATACACCTTCATCTGCTGCCTCGCGGATTTCAATTAATAATTCGACCATATTATTTTCGGTCATATCTTGTATCATTTCTATATATTTCATAATCTTTTTTTGGTTAACTGATATTACTAATGCTTAGTTTATTGTTGTTGTCAAACAGAAATCGAAGATATTTCATAAAACTTTTGTTCAGGAGCCATAAATCTAGTTGGAATACCTACTCCCTTTGGTCCTTTTTTGCACTTTACCTGTAGTAACGCTGTGTCAAATACAAATGACGTATAACCCTGCTCAGGGTCTTGAGTTGACCCGTCAAACTTCTCCTTGGGTCTATGTATCATAATTATCCTAGAGGCATCTTGTTCAATAGCTCCTGATTCTCTGAGGTCTGACATCCTTGGCGGTCTATCTTCTTTTTCTGTGCCACGATTTAGTTGTGCTAGTGCTATAACTGGAACACACAATTCGATTGTCAATAGCCTGAGTTGTCTGGATATGTGAGCAACCTGCTGTTCTCTACTCTGCTTATTGTCCGATGGAACTATAAGCTGAAGATAATCAATGATTACCATATCACACTTTCCTGCTCCATGATTTGCTTTAACCTTGCCAACGATTTCTTCAACTGTGCAGGGTTTTGATATAATCTGCATATTGTCTAACGAATCATCTGTTTGTCTATCCCACCAATCTGTTCCATCCTGGGTGATACAATCTAGGTTCTGCTTGGTTCTTTGCAACATGATTATTTCTGACAATTCGTCTGCATCTGTTTCGAAGCTAAAGAATAGGATGTTGTTCTGCTCTTTGGCATTAGAATCCATGATTTGACACGCTAACGATGTTTTTCCAGTGGAGGGTCTAGCACCAACTACAACAAGCTCAGATTTTCGTATTCTGCTTAGTTTTAAATCTGCACCTTTTAATCCAAAGGTAAATGTGCGCGTTAATTCGCTTCTTTCATCTTCAGGAGTTATGGCTATCTTTTTTAGCTTTTCTACTTCTTTTTTGACAGTGATGTTTTTCTCGTTTTTTGAGTTTTTATTTAACTCACACATTAATCCGATTGCTTTTTCAGAATCACAGGTATCATTTTTAACTAATTCCCATATTTCCTTTAATTTCCTTAAAAGCTCATATTTAGCCATAGAAGCCTTTTTCTTTTTCAAATAAGACCCAAGCATAGCTGATGTGTCTACAAGCTCGTCTAGGTATCCTAGAAGGCTTATATCAGCGTTCTCTTGCATACACATCTCTACATAATCTGGATTTTCACCATTTGAGTAGACTTTTAGCATATCCTCGAAAAGCTTAGAGCATTGTGGATCTTCAAAAGACTTAGGCTTAATTCCTTCGCTGACTACATCAACGATTGATTCACCATCTTTGAGAATGCAAGCTAAGATTCCCTGTTCAATTTTTTTGCTCATATCAAATTCAAGAATACTTTATTGTTTTTTATCTGCTGAACATCTAACCATCTTTCTTGATTGAACCAAGTTGAAGGATGAGGAATAAACTGAGGTTCAGTTTCCTTTGATTGTTCTGCATACGTTTTTACTTTTTCTCTGAGTTCTTCGTATGAGATTTTGGTTAGAGCTTTTGTGATTGATTCAATTGCTTTAGCTCCACCTATCTTTCGTGGATAAATATTATATATTTCTTTTTCTTTATCCTTATCCTTATCCTTATCCTTATCCTTATCGGCTTTTTTCGCTTTTATTGGGTTTTTCTTCTTTGGTCTGCCTCCCTTTTTTCCATTGTTTTTATTGACTTCTACAATCTTATTATAATTCTCTAAGTCCCTGTCTATTTGGTCTTTATAGAATGTCGAGACTATACTCAATAACCCATTTAACCCATTGGGTTTTTTCGCTTTCTTTGGGTTATGATTATTCTTTTCAAAGCTGTGAAAAATAATATCTTTAAAAACTATTCCTGCATCTTCATTTGATAAATCAAAAATGTTTTCACAGGCATCGTGATATAATATAAATGACTTCTTCATTTCACAAACCCTTCTAAGTGTAATTTAGCATCTGCAAGAGCATCCACAATGCAATCTCTCCATTCGCTATTTTTATCAACAAGACCGCCACTTCTCCAATATGCTCTATGCATTCCAGATTTAGTCCTCACCCATATATCTCGCTCACCTGCCCAGTAAACGAGATCCCATTTTAATTCTTTCTTGTTTTCGTTCATATTTAAAAAATTTGCCAAAAAACAGTTATTGTCAAATATATTTTAAACTTTTTTATTTAATTCTTCTAAGTCATCTTCTGTATAAGCTCTTAATTCTCGCAATTTTCTCCACTCATTATGTCGCTCTACCTGCCTTCCCCACCTCATTCCAAAGTCATTTCCATATTGCCACCCTCTCTGAAAAGCTTCTTTGAGCCATTGAACCTGAACTTTGACAGTTTTTTCTGGTGGTATATTTAATTGAGGCACAGATTCAACAAATTTATCCCATGCCTGGTTTGGGTCATAGAGTAATTTTTTCTCTATTTTTTTGTCTATAATATCTGCAATCTGTGCAAATGTTTGGTTTTGCCTACCCATTATCTACCTTCTTGGCGTGTTCTATTGCAGCAGGAACATCATTAGCCAATAGCGCCTTTAAATCGCGTTTCTTCGCGTTAAAATTGACTGTAGCTGTTATATTACTAGGCATACCCATGTTAGTTGCTCTAAGGTCTGCTATTCGCGCTAATGCCATAGAAGCTTGATGAGGTTCGAGTATATCAGCATTTCTATACACATTATCCAAAAGTTTATTCTCTAGTAGTTGATATTTCTTTGATTGTAACCTAACAAACTCGTCAGGCGACATCTCCCATGCATTTTGAATCTTCGCATAGTCTACTTTACTAGGTGCATTATCTCCTAATTCTTCGCAAACTTGTTCATAAGTATAACCCTTTGCTTGCATTTCTATCACAGCTAGTTCTAAGGATTCGCTCACTTTGATGCTAGTTATTGGGTTAATTATTGCTTCCACAAGTTCATCTTCAGCTTTTTTCTCAGCTTTTTCGATTCTTTTTGCAGTTTTTTTAGCAGCTTTCTTTTCCTCTGAAGCTCGCTGCCTGTCTGTCTTTGGCGGTCTACCTCGTTTACGTGCTGTAGTTTTTTTTGTAACTTTTTTCATTTTTTATTTGCGTTTTCGGATTTATCTGTAATTGTATTGGTATTGCTTAATTGCAATATTCAAAATTAACTTCAAATTAATAATATACACAAAAAAGATGGATATTCAAGAAAAATTATATTTAATTCAAAGCGAGCTAGTTGCTCCCAAGAATATGAAGAACAATTTTGGTAATTACAACTACCGAAGTTGCGAGGGTATTCTTGAGTCTTTGAAACCACTGTTATTTAAATACAAATGCAGCATAATTCTAACAGATAGTCTAGAAGCTCATGGTGACAGGGTTTATATTAAAGCAGTTGCACTATTACAAGATGGTGAGTCTCGGACTTGTATAGAATCAGTAGGAATAGCTAGAGAAGCAGCGACAAAAAAAGGCATGGATGATAGCCAAATATCGGGATCTACTTCATCTTATGCTAGGAAGTATGCACTTAATGGCCTTTTTGCAATTGACGACAACAAAGATGCAGATGCTTTAAATACTCATGGAAAAGATGTTGACAGCATGAGAAAAGAGCTTACATTATTGCTAGAAAATAATGCTGACAAGTTTCCAGACAGACAAGAAGGATGCACTCCAAAGGGCAAAAAGATCATTGATCTATCTCCCGTTGAGTTAGCAAAAGCAATTTCACACCTAAAAAAATAACAACAAAAAAATACAAAAAATGAGTGGACCTGTAATAAAAGTAAAAATAGACGTATCAAAAATTGACAAGAAATACTTGTTTAAAGGCAAAAAGGGAGTCTATCTGGATGCTGTTCTTTGGAGAAACGATTCTGAATATGGAGATTTTTCTATTCAGCAACAAATTCCTAAAGAAGCTAGAGATAAAGGCGAACAAGCTCCATACATCGGAAATGCCGACAAAGCAATGGGTTGGCCTTATGACAAAAATCCAGAGGTTTCAAATGGCAATGGAGCACAAAAACTGCCAGAAGTCGGTGACATTGACGATGGCGATGACGTTCCATTCTGATGATCTGGAAATATGTTTTCTGCGGAGCCTCTGATTATGAGGCTTTGCTAGAAGAGGCAATTGATAATATGCCTACTGTTGAAGTTTTTCTGGACGACAAATTAGAACCAGTCCACGCTGAAGGTGAAGAACCTAGCCAAGAAGAATTTGAAAGAATTGACCGACATCTTACTCGTATGGGATATGATGAAGATATGGTCTACATAACAAGACATCAATACGAATAAAAGAAAGAATATGGAATACGGTATTATTAAGGGTGAGTCGAATTACGACTATCACAAAACAGAAGCGATAAGCAGTAGTATGCTCAAAGGGTTTATTAGCGATCCAAGAGCGTATTACGGAACGTATGTCAGTGGAGAACACAGACCACAAAGGAACACTAACGCATTTGACATAGGGAGTGCATTTCACAGTTTAGCCCTAGAAGGCACTCAGGCTTTTCAGAAAGAGTTTTATGTAGTTCCTGAAGGGGTAGGCAAGGTGCGCAAGGCAGATAAGGCTTTAAGGGCAGAATTAAAAGAAGCCAATCCTTATAAAACTGAATTAGCATACAAAGACTATGACTTGTGCATTAAGATGTTAGAAGGCATTAGAGATAATGAATTTGTATCTAATCTTTTGTCTGATGGAGAACCAGAGGTAGGCTTTAGGGTCAATTATGACGGGCTAACATATCAGTGTCGAGCTGATTGGCTTGTTGACAATAATGGTGATAGTTGGTCTGTTGTTGATTTAAAAACAACATCTAGCCCGTTGGAAAAAATTACAGATGATATAATCAAGTATCATTACAACATTCAGGCAGCTTTTTATGCGTGGGTAATTGAGAAAACCACTGGATTACCTGTAACAAACTGGTCATTTGTGTTCTGTGAAAAGAACTATCCATATCAATCTATGTCAGTTGAGCTTGGTCCTGCTGTAATGGATGCTGCAAATAGGAAAATGGAAGCTGCACGAGAAGAGCTAGAAACCTGCTACCTAACAAACAACTTCCCAAAACAAACAACAAACATCGTATTAGAAGATGAGTTAAACGATTGGCAACTTAGAAAATTAGGAGTAGACATATGAATCTAACATCAATGCTAGAACCGCAAAATGGAGAAACAAAATGGCTTGCGCTAAGTTGCAGCCATGCTCCAATACAAGATAATGAGACTATAGACATAATCTGTGAAAGAATCAAAGAATATCAACCAGATGTTATCATTCATCTCGGAGACTTATTTGAGGCTGATAGTGCTTCTAAGTGGGGTAGTGAATATAATTGGACGTATGAAGATGAGCTTGATGCGGGCTGTAATCAGGTTCTCAAAAAACTAAGGGAGGCAAATGAAAATGCTGAATGTTGGCTGCTTCCTGGTAATCACGATGAGAACCTTCGCGCAGAGGGTAGGTTTGACTGGAAAATTAGGGATAGCTTAGATTGGGAAGCTCCACAATATACCACTTCTGGAATATATCTCAATGAAGAATTGCAACATTGGAAAGTTAAGGCTAAATATAAATATAACCAAAAAGGAACTGCAAGAATTGGTGCTACAGTATTTGCTCATGGATATGAAGCAGGTGGAGCTAGTGACAAATTTCAGGCATTTTCTCTTGGGTGGCCTCATGGCTTGTTTGTTTCGGGACATACCCACAGACCAACACCAGGTGAACCAGTCAATGCACAGTTAACACAAACAAGGCCAACAGACAGGTTTTATCTCAACGCAGGTTGCACTAGAACAATGGAATGCTCTTATATGGAGCGCAAATATCAACAGAAATGGGGTCATGCTGTCTGCTATGGCTATTCTCAGGCTGTCAATAGTCCTAGACTAAAGCCAACATGGAACGCATATTGTGAATTAATTAAAGGATATGAGTAAAAAACTAAAAAAGAAACATTTCAAGGCTATTGAAGAAATCATGGAAAGCTTTGATTTTGAGTGGTGTGCAGATGCGATGAAAGCAACCAATTGGAATTGGGGATTTGACAAAACGTCACCTACAGTCCACGAATTAAAACATGATGCTAGAAAAAAACTTCACGAAGTAATTGAGAAAGACCTATGGCGAGTCTCAAGCGGTGGACTGACAGTTACTTATGATAAAAAACGAAAAAACGAAGAATATCCGTTTTTACTTGAGCTAACATTTGGGAAGGAATGGTCAACGTGGTGAATATAGATCGAAGAAAAAAAATAGAACCTCCAAAGAAAGATAACATTATGCAAAAAGAGCGCAAATTAACACTGGGCATAGATCCAGGTAAAAGCGGTGCAGCAGTATTGCTAGGGCTAGATAAGCCATTAGTGCACAGATGGGATACACCTAGAAAATGGATTGAGTTCATCACTGATTGCAAAAGCTATGAATTAGTGACAGGTGCGACTATGACTTGCTATCTCGAAAAGGTGCATGGAATGCCAAATCAAAGCTCTGTAGCAACGTTCAACTTCGGTGAGAACTTTGGTATGATTAAGATGTCTTTGGTAGCAAATAAGATAGACTATGAGCTTATAACACCTCAAAGATGGATGAAGGAATACAAAAATATGCTCAGTAAAGTAAAACAGGAAACCAAAAGTGCAACGGCAGCTAGAAAACGCACAGCTAGGAAAGCAGTTTTACGAGAAAAAGCTGCACAATTGTTTCCAGATGAGGCGATATTAGCAGATACGGCTGACGCTTACTTAATTGCAACTTATGGGCATAATCTATGATAGTTGAAGAACAAGTAGAGGATGTAATGGATTTGCTTGAACAGGACATCGGGCATTACACAATTAAAAAAGAACTAGGGTTAACAAACAAGGAGTTTGATATTATTATTGATTATTTAACAATGATGGGAAGATTATGAGTAAAGGAAGTAAACGCAGACCAACAGCCAATTACGAGAGCAATTACGATGCTATTGATTGGAGTAAAAAACAAGAAAGTGAAAAAAAAGATGAAAAAAAACTTGATAAAAAAAGGAAGTAGTGTTTATTACGATTATGATGATGATTGTAATGATTGGGAATACGAAAGGGACTGGCAATGGTAGCTTATAAGTTACAGATGATGGATCTTTTCGATTGGGAAACAGTGAGAACTTTTGATAAAAAGGAGTCTGCATTAACAGATTTGTTTAATATCTCAGGAATTACGTCAAAAGGTGTAAAGCTTAGAGTAATAAAAGAAGTTCACTCAGAAGAAATAATAACACAAATTACAACTGGAGATGAAAACAATGGTTAAATTTGAAATTCATGGAGAGTTTCACGACATGGATCAGCTTAAACAAGCTGTTCATGCGATGGGAATAGCCTCTACAATATGGGAGTTAGATAACCAAATATTGAGGAATACAATTAAATATGATGAAAAAGCAACTGAAGAGGTGGTAGAATATGCAGAAAAAATAAGAGAAAAAATAAGAGAATTATTAGAAGCAAACGGAGTTCCATTAGATTTAGTATTATGAAAAATAAAAAGAATAGCAAAGTCCCATTAATTATATCGCTTGGCGCACTTTTAGTGTATTGCCAATTTACACAAATGCCTATAACTATTACATTATTAGTTATGGCGACATTATCTAGCACTTATGCAGCTTTGTTCTGCAAAGAGAAATAAACAAATAATATAATAGGGTTCTGCTGACTGTTTCAGTGGAACCCACAAAAAAGGAAAGATATGAATACAATATTGGTTCACAATACAGAAAGATTTGAAGCAAGCTTATTTAATGGAAGCGAAGTTCTTCCAAATAGATATACGTCAATAGATATAGGTTCAGATAACCTTGATATTCATGTGTTTGTAAATGACGTTGAGACATTAGATAAATTAATTGCAGCTTGCAATGAAGCTAGAAGATTCCTAGAAAGCGAGGCGGAATGAGTGAGACACCAAGAACGGATGTAGAGGCTGAGTCTTATCACCGCACATGGGAAGAGTCTTTTTATAGTATGCTATTTCATGCCAAGCAACTAGAGCGGGAGCTTCGGGAGGCTAAGAAATTGCTACGTGATATATTAGAAAATTGGAGAAATGGAATAGAGGAAAATGAAATAATTAAATTTTTAGAAAGCGAGGCACAGAGTGAGTGAGGAATATTACGCAGGAAAAGGGTGCGAATGCTATGCTTATGGCGAGTCTGAGTGTAGTTGTAATGCAGACTGGACTGACCCTAGAATCTATGAATTAGAAAAACAATTTGAGAAATATAAAAAAGAAAACCAACATCTCAAAAATGAGATACAAAAATTAACCAATCAATTAGCATCATCGGAAATTAAATATGGAATCAATAGTTAACAATCCAAGCACTAGAGCAAAAGTAATAACTAGAAGAACTTACAATAGACCTCTCAATGATGAAGGAACTGTCTTTGAAACATGGCACGAAACCATTGATCGTGTAATTGAACACCAGAAATGGCTATGGGAAAGAGCGATAGATAGAGAATTGACAGATGATGAGTCAATTGAACTATTTGAGCTTAAACAACTACTTCTCAGCAGAAAGGTTGCAGTAGCAGGTCGCACTTTATGGTTAGGTGGCACAGAAATTAGTAGACGCAGGGAAAGTTCCATGTTTAACTGCTCATTCACCTATGCTGAAACTGTCAATGATTGCGTAGACATCTTATGGCTGCTGTTACAGGGTTGCGGAGTAGGTTTTAAGCCAGTAACAGGCACTCTCACTGGTTTTACCAAGCCTGTATCAGACATAGTTGTAGTAGAATCGAGCAGATTAACTAAGGGCGGTCAGGAACACAACGAGGAATTTTGGGATGCTGAGAGCGAAACATGGACATTAAAAATAGGCGATAGTGCTGAAGCATGGGCTAAGTCTGTAGGCAAACTTCTCGCAATGAAATATCCTGCTGAAAGAATTGTGCTTGACTTTAGTGAGATTAGACCTGCGGGTGATAGACTTAAAGGTTATGGGTGGATTTCTAGCGGAACAGAAGCAATTTCAAAGGCTTATACTAGAATAGCTCAGATCCTCTCACAACGTTCAGGAAACCTTTTAAAGAAGATGGATATACTAGATGTAGTAAATCATCTCGGAACGGTTTTAAGCAGCCGTAGAAGTGCTGAAATAGCCTTATTTGATTATAGTGAACCCGAATGGATGGATTTTGCGGTAGCAAAGAAAGATTGGTGGTTGTATGACAACGAGCACAGATGTCAAAGCAACAATTCCCTACTCTTCCATAGCAAGCCAACGCGCGAAGAAATGGAAAACATCTTTGATCTTATGGTCAAAGCAGGTGGATCAGAACCAGGGTTTATCAACGGTGAAGCTGCACTCAAAAAAGCACCTTGGTTTAAAGGCTGTAATCCTTGTGTTGAAATCCTACTGGGCAACAAAAGCTTTTGTAACCTATCTGAGATTGATCTAGCCAAATTCAAGGGCGATCACTCTGGACTCATGGAAGCAACAAGACTAATCTCAAGGGCAAACTACAGACAAACTTGTGTAGACCTCAGAGATGGGATATTACAGGATACTTGGCATCAAAACAACGAGTTCTTACACCTTTGCGGAGTTGGTATCACAGGAATCGCTAAAAGACCTGATTTAGACGCATACGACTATAGATCACTGGAAAGAATCGCTACTTCAGCAGCCTATGGTATGGCAGATGAGATGAATCTACCTAGACCGAAGAATGTTACTACTGTAAAACCTTCTGGAACAATGAGTAAAATCTATGATACCACCGAAGGGATGCACAAACCACTAGGCAAATACATCTTTAACAATGTCAACTTTTCTAAGCATGACCCAGTTGTAAAAATCCTTCAGGATGCAGAATACAATGTTTTTCCTCATCCAACAGATGCAGACTCAATGTTAGTTACGTTTCCAGTTTGCAATGATGGTGTAGAATTTGACGTGGTAAATGGCAAAGAAGTTAACTTAGAAACTGCTGTAGAACAATTAGATAGATACCTAATGCTACAAACTAACTGGTGTCATCAAAATGTATCTTCGACTATCAGCTATGACCCATCTGAAGTTCCTGCCATAATAGACTGGCTAGAGCGCAATTGGGATAATTACATAGGTGTATCGTTTTTGTTTCGCGCAGATCCTACAAAAACTGCTGCTGATCTAGGGTATAAATATTTACCTCAAGAAGTTGTTGACAAATCTACATACGATGAATACGTTAATAAACTTAAAGAAATTGACCTAGATGATGCTAATGGGCATCACGAAGTGTCAGGAACAGAATGTGCAGGTGGAGCTTGTCCAGTAAAATGAAAAATGAAATTAAAAATATAGAAGATAAGGTAGCAGTATTAGAGCAAATACTGGAAGATCAAGATGAATTATTCGAGGAAGCCAGATATATACTGGCCTCCTGCCTAATGTATGTAGATGAAACATCCTTAATTGCAGCAGAAATTGAAGAATTTCTTGACAAAACAGTGTAATGGATTACTACTTATTAGTTAAACAATTGGCAAACCATGGCAACCTCAGTGTTCAGGCTGAAGTTGTCTGGTTTCAGTATAGAATGGCAAAAAGAGATAAATAGAAAGAGAGAAAAATGACAATAAACTTTAAAAAACTATCAGAATTAGCAAAACAGCCCACAAAAGGCTCAATTTATGCAGCAGGATATGATCTATATGCAGCAGAATCAACAGCCATACCATCTTGTGTTCATGGACTAATCAAAACTAATATATCAATGGAAATTCCAGAGGGATTCTATGGCAGAATTGCACCTAGAAGTGGCTTAGCCTACAAGTATGGTATTGACGTATTAGCAGGTGTGATAGACAGCGATTACAGAGGCGATATAGGCGTTATCCTAATGAATCATGGAGATGATACGTTTATTGTAAACAAGGGTGATAGAATAGCTCAGATTATCTTTGAAAAACACTACAGCGCAGTGTTGAATGAGGTAAAAAATGTTAGCAATAGTGAGCGTGAACAAGGTGGATTTGGTAGCACAGGACGATGAGTAAAGAAGTAGAACTTAAACCATGCCCTTGTTGCGGAGGCAAAGCAATAAGAAGAGATTGCGGAGAAGATTGGAAGGTAAAGTGCATCGAATGTGGTCTTGGTATATCAGGATGGGGTGAAGAAATAGACAAATGGAATAAAAGAGTTCGTCCACCACAACCAATTCCTCATTATCACTGGACGATGAAGTAAAACATACTCTAAAGATGAGCATATAAAAAGCGAAAGGAAATAATATGGGACAATGTGCAATGATATACATTAAAGAAAAGGGTAAGAAACCATTAGAAGTAGATGAATGGACTTATGATTTTCCAAATGGGGCAACAAAAGAAATATATATAGATTGCGCTCGTTATTATAGCGAGAATTACCCGAGAGGACCATGGCCGAAAATTTGCAATACCTTAATGACATTGATGCAAGATCCAGATATTGAAGCTGTTTGGTATTACAGTGATAGTCAAGATGGCAGTAAGGTTCCTGAACTGTGGATAAATGATATACTAAGAATAAGTAGATTTTATATGCTGAATGGCAATAGACCTTGGTATGATGGTGATTGGAAAACCATAGAGTAAAAACAACCCCACCCCTCTTACAGAAAGGCATTTCCTACACAGGATTTGCCTTTTTTGTTGTAAAAAAATGACCCCCCTCTGCCAAATTTTCAAAATTTACCCCGTATTTTACTATAAAGGGGCAAAAAAGTTAAAAAAGTTCCTCTCCTGAAATGATAAACATTTGTCGATTCGAGAATCAACTACCTTTTATTCTTTAATAAACATTTTCAGGCAATTTGTTAGTTGTCTACAATAAAGATATTTAATTCTTTAATAAACATTTCCAGACAATTTGTTTGCTGTTTATTGGCATTTTAAAAATCAGATAAAGATGCATAAAAATAAATTTACTACATCTATAAAATTTACTGATTTGTGAAAAGCAGCAATCAAAGAACATTTTCCGCGTATATATAGTACAATGAATATATGTGATAAAAACGCAATAAAACAGCGTATTTTTAAATTATTGAAATATAGTTATTTATGTAAATTTAGGATAAAAAATAGCAGAAAAATAAAAATAATATTAAAATTTACTTGCAAAACATACATGCATGCATACTGTTTTAATTATGAGTAGATTAAATCAAATCAAATATTGGGCTATGGCAATCCTAGTTTTGGCTTGTCATTTACAACTCACGCAAACAAAACTAATGTTTGCGATAAAAGGAATAACGAGAGCTATTTTAAATCACTAAAAAAGAAAGATAAAAATTATGAAATCAATTGAATTAAAACTTTATGGTATGAACTTTAGAAGCGTGAATATCGTATGGGATGGCATCTATGTAATAGAAGCAATAAGCGACATTACAAGCAGTATTATTATAGGCACAGGTAACACGCTCGATGATTGTTTTAAAAGCTTTTTAAAAGAGTTTAAAAGGCAAAACAACATTAAATTTTTAAACAGATAATATAAAGGAAAGAGACATGAGAATGACACTAAAAAAACTAGAGAATAAAGTTGAATATATCAATGAACTATCTGGAACTCCAAAGAATCCATATAATAACAAAGAAGCGCAAATCAATTGTTACTACATAGGGCAAGCCTATGGCGGTTACAGATTAGAACAAATTACCAATATTAATGGTGGTGTAAGAGACATAAGTGACAGATTAACAGCTAGAGAACTTTCATACTTCCTAAATGGTATGATTACTGGACTAGAACAAACAAAGGGAATGAGATAATAAACAAATTATGAAATTTAGCGAAAAAATAATAAATATAATCGAAAATCATAAAGATTATATAGAAAATAATCAAGACTATGCAAATAATTATGAACATTGCATAGCTGACAGTTTACAATATTATCGCGCGGATAACAGTCCTAGTTGCCCTAAAAAATGGCTTGAAAGAGAACTTGATACAAAATTAACAGAAAGCGAATTTGACGAATTGTGCTATGATTTAATCACAAATGGAAATCACGAATTAAGAACTAAAATTCAAGGTTTTCCTTATGCAGACGAAAATGCAATTATTTCTTTTTTAATTGGCGAGGAAGAAATACAAATCGAAGAATTAATACCTTATAAAAATAAATGGTATTATAAAATATTAGCAGATTATATAGAAAGAGAAACAAATAGCTATATAAAAAATGAATATTGCTATTTAGACTACAGTTATTCACACATTGGATTATACCCAAATATAGAAGACTTAAAAGAAATCTTAGAAAACGAAAGATCAAATAATGATTAATAAAGAGAAAAAAACAGCAAAAATCGAAGCAATTATCGAACCATCAAAAAAAGCAAAATGGAGAAGATACTGCAAAAGAAATGGGATCTCAATTGCAAGATTAATTACTTATTGTGTCGAAAGACACATAGATAACAACAATTAAATAAAGTGAGACAATGAGAACAATTATAACAGAAACAACAGTATTTGAATATAATGAATTGAGCGGAGCAGCCAAGGAAAATGCTTTGAATATTTTTTGGGATATTAATGTGGATTCGCAATACTGGTTTGAATACTGGGAAGAAGATGCACAAAGAATAAATATGGAAATTATTAGTCATGATGGATTATATGAGACTAAGATGAAGTTTTTAGGAACTGCTGAAGAAACAGCAGAGTTAATCTTAAAAGAACATGGGAATTGTTGCGACAGTTACAAGGCCGCAAAGAGATTTTTAAATACCAGCGAAGAGGAATATAGCTGCGATGATTACCTGAAAGACATTCAGGAATATTATAGGTTAACCATTGAAAGTGATTATGAATATCTAACTAGCAAGGAAGCGATTGAGGAAGCTATTGAGAGTAGTGACTATGAGTTTACCGAGAAAGGAGAGTTAATTTAAGGAACTATTGAAATGAGACAATTTATCAAATACAACCTACAATACAACAAAGAACTATTTATCAACATAGCTTGCAACCTTGCAATGCTTGGAGCTTGCTTATTAATGGGCTTTAGTCTTGCGCTTGCATTCAGCCTATAAATAGCAAACATATAAAACAATCAAATAAGCCCGTATTTTAACCGATACGGGTTTTCTTATGTCCATTGATATACTAGCATTAAAACTATATGTAAATCAATTCTATACTGCATTCTATAGCTCATTAGAGAGATTACCGGTATTACTTATGTAAATATGAGAGTAGTAAACTTGAATGCATAGTGTAAAGATGACAATAAGTAAGATTTGACGCATAGTGTAAATGTGACAATAAGAAAGATTTGATTAAACAACACTCTTTTTCTTTTCCCATATTTCTTACCTTTAGCTGTTACCTACTGTTATTCATGCTGTTACCTGCTGTTATTGGCATGGATAAAATTTGTTATCAAGTGTTATTTCCAGATAGGGGGAGGGGGATACGAACTTTCTGATAATAAATATTGCGATTAATCAACTGCCTAATTTTTTTTATATCTGACAAATAAGCTCTTAAAAACTGGGTATTTAGTCTTATTTATAAGTGGTTATTACGCAAGGTTATACTCGTAAAAAGTGGTTATATTTGATAATACTGCTTATAAATAGCTAGTAGGGTAGTAGGCTCGTGAAGGATACAATAAACCCCCCATTTAGGGTAGGGATTGTATCCTAAGTTGTTGATAAAACTTTATAAATAATCTGAGCAGTTATAGTCAGGACATATTTTGGATAGAGCTAGTCGGTCTTCTCGGCTCAAGATGTTCCCCATCCCAACCTAGCTTAGTAACGTCAGCTAAGACCCAATATATTAATCAAGACAGGCGGGTGAGTCCTGTCGCTTGACTTCATCTGACACCTCCTTGGTGCTATAGGGCGTATTCTCGTCACCCTCAGACTACACGATGTAGATTATACTATCTAGCTCTACATGGCTTTTCCTACTTTATCTTATATACTATATACATATTTTGTGGTTTGTCAAATAAATAACTATCTTTAATTCTTTAATGTATAGACTTGACAAATATAGATAGTTGTATATAGTATTATATTGACAGTTATAATAGGCATATGCACCTTGGCGGGTTTTTCCTTCTTTCTTTTTCCTGCTGAGGTGCTTTTTTGTGCAATATATTTGTCACATTTGCATTTTTTGTTTGACAAAAGAGAATTAATGGTATTTAATTCTTTAATATGAGTGAGAAAAAGAAGGCTGCCAAAAAAGTAACCAAATCAGCAGCTAAAAAAGTAGCTAAAAAGGTAGTTCCATTTAATCCATACAAGGAGTTTATGGAAAAGCATGGCATAACTCAGGAGCAACTGGCTAATGAATTAGGCTTGTCTAGGTTAATTTTGAACCAAGACCTCAATGAGCAGAAAAACCTTGTGAGAATCGAATTTGGGCTATGGAAATTGACCCATCCTGAGACGCTTGTGAGGGAATCTAGTATGTTTAAGATAGAAGGCAGACCAAAAGACACTTGTCTAGTCTGTAGAGACTACGATAACAAGCGTGTAAACGTAAGAATAAAGCGTTATGATAATAGATTTAGAAATGGTGATTATTTGCTCGGATTCCCTGTTGCTGTTGGGTCTGCATATCACTTGGTAGGTAAATATACAAATAAGGGGAGATTAATATGGGAAAAGCCAGTATCAGGGGAGGTTGTGAATCGCATGAAAACCGCAGACATCAAGATTACAGATCAACAGAGAGACAAATAATTGATTTAATTGACAATCTGAGGGCAGAGGTTGACGCTAAAATTGACTGTTTGAAGGAATATAGCAACGATTTGGACTATATAAGGAATCAGTATGTCAAAAACGAGTAGCAAGAGGATACATACTAGTGATGTTCAGCCTGAATTTGGCTTTCCTTGGGATTCTGATACCTTTAGGATAGAGAGGGGCATATTAAAAAGCAACCTATCTACAGAACAGGCTGAAGCACTCATAGCCAGAAATCCTGCGGGAGCAGAGAAATTGGCTGACATCATCGAAAACCACGAAGATTGGGCAACTCAAGATCCGTTGGAGTGGACATTTACCCTGCATTGTTGGCAAAAAGTTCTAAATGATTGGTCAGAATGGACTTCTGCTACAGTGTTCGGTGGAAATCGTTGTTTAGCGCCAGAGTCATTGATCTATGATCCTGTGGCTGACGCAAAAAAGCCAATATCTGAGATAGATACTGACTTTCATGTATTAGCTTGGGATGGAGTTAAGCTTGTTCAAGCAAAAGCAGAGAAACCTTATAAAAAGGAGTCTCAAGAGATATATCGTGTTCATCTGCCCAACGAGATGTCTTTTGCTTGCTCCAAGGCTCATCGAGTTTTAACTCCTGTTGGATACCGTAGCGTAGGACATCTAAAAAGTGGTGACGAGCTTTTGCTTTCATTCTTCGGAGATCCTGAAATGCCCTCAGCTTCTTCTTTCCGTTCTCTGACCAGTTCGGACACTTCCCTTTTAGGGTCGCAGCAAGGTGTGCTCCATTGCTTGGAAAAACTTCAAGATTGTCTGGATGGTTATTCTGAGTATCTCCATCACGATGATGAACAACTTCTTCGGGAGAAAGAACACGACCTAATTTTTGTTCTGCAACGTATCTATGCTCTAAGTAGTAGTTATTTGGGTGAATATATTTCTTCTCTCCCCTATGTTTCTCCTTCAATGCTTTGTTCCTCTGGACAACCATGGGGTGATCTGGCAGAAATATTTCCCAATATCCACTCTTATTTAGACAGCGACCTCCTTTCCACTTTGGGTGATCAGAACCGCTACGAGGGCCAGTTCTTTGGCAATTTATGTTATGCTTTTTACAGACTTTGTAAATCAGCTTTGGTGTTATTCGATCGTCAACAGTATTCGATAGTTCTTGAGCAATCCAGGCTTGCGTTTTGCCGTCTTGCTCAATCCATTGGCGAATCTGTTCCACAGGATAGTTTATTCTATGTTTTCTTACCATATTTTAGAGATAATAGCATAAAAACCTATTCTGTCAAGATAGAAAAGGTCGAATACCTCCGAAATGATAGCGTATGGGATTTTAATGTTCCAGTATATCACAATTATTACCATGGGGGAGCCATTCACCACAACTCAGGAAAATCGTTTTTCTCAGCAGCACTAGTAGTATGGTTATTAGAAAACATCCCTGAAGCCGAAATTCGCTGCTTTCATGTATCTGAGGAACGATCTATCCAAGACCAACAAGCTATGGTTTGGGCTATGCTGCCTGAGAAGTATAAGAATATGACCAAAAAAAAGGGTCCTAATCATAGCATTCAATATTCGCAAAAGAATGGGTTTACTGACAATAAGTTGATTTTACCTCCACATCCTGGCAGAAAAAAGGGGTCTTATATCTATTTCAACAACTATAAGCAATATCAGCATGATAAACAAGTTGCAGAGGGTTTTAAAGCTCATTTTATCTGGTGTGACGAAGAAGCACCTAAAGACCTTGTCATTACGCTATTGTCGAGGCTCACTGACTATAGAGGAAAGCTTCTACTCACGTTTACAACGCTACAGGGGTGGACAGATTTAGTTTCTGAGATACTTAATGGTGCAAAAACGGTAGAAAAAAGGCACTCTGACTATGTGAACATGAAACTGCCCGTTAAGCAGCTATCAAAGAAGTTCGCAAACATGAATGTCTACTATTGGTGGACTAGAGACAACCCATTTGTGGAGTCTGACGCACTAGAAGCGCAGTTCTCAGGCCAACCGCTAGAAATTAAGCTTGCTCGTCTTCATGGAGTCCCTTCTAAAGCCTTCCACAACAGGCTACCTCGCTTTAATAGGCACGTTAATGTAATTCCCCACGATGATTTACCTTTTGTTAAAGATCCAGACCATAAAGTTACTAGATACCATATATGCGATCCTGCGGGTTCTAAGCCTTGGTTTATGCTATGGGCTGCTGTGGACTATCGGGAGGACATTTATATATATGCTGAGTTTCCTGACATCACGATGGGCGAATGGGCATTGCCTTGGACAAATGCAGCAGGTAAACCTATCGGAAAAGCGGGAGGCGGTCAAAGACCTCTAGGTTATGGATATGAGGAATATAAACAGACCATCATAGACATTGAAGGAAAAGCAGAGATATTTGAGCGCATCATTGACCCTAGAATGGGCAAATACACGCAACAGGCTGCTTCAGGAGAGACTAATATCATTCAAGAGATGGGTGATTTAGGCTTCTACTTTAAACCCGCACCTGCCGATGACGAGGATCAGGGCATAGGGAAAATTAATGATTATCTAGCATGGGATAGTAACAAACCTCTCTCTGACGAAAATAGACCTAGATTATATGTCTCTGATCGTTGCGAAAACACAATTACAGCAATGTTGGAGTATATGGGAGTGTCTCGAGAGGAAGCTTACAAAGATCCTGTTGACTGCGTGAGATATTTGTGCGTATCCGATCCTATCTATATAGGCAGCAATTACAGCGTGGGAACGGAATGCGCGGGTGGATATTAACACCGATTTGACAAATGAAAAAAAGTGAATACATTATGTTCTTATTAGTGAAAAAAAGGTAGTTATTTCTTTATTATGGCATTTCATCAACAAAAAACAGACCCAAAAGAGGATGCTCTTCAGTTTCTTCAGGACACACCAGATATATCACAATTAGCTGCTGCGTATGAGGAAACTCGGTCACAGTTGACTGATTTCCTAGAAGCACAGCAGAACGGCTTTGATACTAGATTTAATATTTGGCCTGGTAAATCGAGAGACAACCGCAAACACGCTCGAGCAACCACAACACAGAAGCCTTTTCCTTGGGATGGTGCTTCAGATCAGGATGTATGGCTAGTAGACAACGCGATTAGAACTCACGTTGATATGCTAATGAACTCAATTAATAAGGCTGATTTCATGGCAACTCCTGTAGAGGACGATGACATAGAGAGATCAGCAGTAGTATCCAATTTTATGAAGTGGATGCTCAACACGAAGATCAAAGAGTTTAAACGCGAAATGGAAGTGGCTTGCAATCACCTGCTAGAGAAGGGATTAATGGTCACTTTTCAGTATTGGGAGCAGAAGGAAGAGCGCACTCTACAGACATTTACCTTGGAAGATTTAGCGCAACAAGACCCTGAACTTGCACAATCAATTATCTCAGAAGAGTTTGACAAAGAACTCACATCTCGACTATCGGAAGCACTAGAGGTTAGTAAGAAAAAAGCCAAGAAATTCATCACTGAACTAAGAGAAACTGGTCAATCTAGCCTTGGAATACCCACACAGACAGTCAATCGACCCGCTATTAAGGCACTTGCACCAGATGAGGACGTTTTCTTTCCTGCATGGACAATCGACCCACAAGATGCACCTTATTTCTTTGTGGCATCATATCATAGCCCTCAAGAGCTTAGAGCAAAGGTTAGAGATGATGGGTGGAATGAAGATTGGGTAGAGTATGCAATTAATAATCTACAGGCTACTCACAATGAGGCTGATATAGATTATAGCAGAATGACCCACCGCGAGAGAAACATAGAATTTAACCTATATGACGACCAGACAATCAGAGTCATCTATTGCTATCAAAAGCTACACGATGAAGATGGTATTCCTGGTATCTACTGCACAGTCTTTCATCCTCAAGTTCACGGGGATAACGCAGGTCACGCAGGTCAACTGGAACAAACATGGGCAAAACACCAACTTCTTGACTACGCTCATGGACGCTACCCGATTGTAGTCACTAAGTTAGAAGAATGGTCTAAAAGGCTGTATGAAACGAGATCTTACGCAGAAGTAGGGAGATCATTACAGCACCAATTAAAAGTAGAGATTGACTCCCAAATCGACCGCAATTCTCTCGCCACTCTTCCTCCATTACAGCATCCAATTGGCAGACCTCCCAAAGCTTGGGGTCCTGGTGTTTGGCTAGGTGTAAGATCACCTGGTGAATACTCATTTGCAGACATTCCAAACTTCGATCAAGGAACTCTTGAGATGCGCGAAGAAATCAAGCGACAATTCAATAAGTATTTTGGATTCGCTGATGATGATTCTGACCCTGTAGAGATTTCAAACAAACAGCAAGCTCTTATGAATAGAGTTTTTAGTCACTTGAGTCAGGCACTTGACCAAATATGGAGCTTGTATCAACAATATGGACCTGACGAAGAATACTTCAGGGTAATAGGTGTAAATGAAATTCAAAGATTCCAAAAAGGAGAGGCATCAAATAGATACGACTTCTACTTCAGTTTCGATGCGAGTAATCAAGACCCGTCAAATGTTATCGAAAAAGCTACAGCCACTGCACAACTCGGTTCCACGCTTGATAAGAATGGGGTGTTGGATACGGAGTCGCTGCTCAAAAAGGCGGTAGGTCACTTATGGCCAGGTTGGGATGAGTTAATCTTACCACAATCTACAGCATCTCAGAAAATGTATGAGGAAGAGCGTAGAGCACTAACTGAGGTTAAAAACGGCTTCCCATTGGATGTCAAAGAAAATGATGCTCACGAGGTTAAGATGCAGATTGCAATGCAGTGGGCACAACAACCTGATATTCAGGAAGCACTCCAAGAGGATGAGGCATTTGCAGCACGATTCGAGGACTACATGAAGAAGAGACAATTTCAAGTTCAACAAAAACAAAACGCTGTTATTGGTAGATTAGGTGGACCATCTGGTGGATTCGGAGCAGCATCATAGAAAGAAAAAATGGCAAAAGAAGAAGAAATTCAAGTATCAATCAAGGTGTTAAAGGATTCTGACCACTTCAGAAACTTTTTAGAGTATGTAGCCCTATTAAGAGAGGATGCATTAAAGAATCTACAGACACCTGCTGTCATAAAAGACACAAACTTACACTTTACCACGTCAGGGATGATTGCAGCGTATGATTCTCTGATTGATAACGTCAAGGACATCCAAAATAGTTAGATTTTGGGCAGATTTGACAAAAACTAAAAACACAATATAATATATAACATCTTAGGTTAGACCTATGGCAGAAACACAATCAGACGCTACTGATGCAAGCGTCTCTAATGAAGAAGCATCTGGGAATATTAGCGAAACAGAACTCGTTTCTCGATTAACGCAAAGGTATGAAAATCTTCCACAAGAAGATCAACAACCTGAAGCAGAGGGAGAGGGGGAAGTAGAGCAAAATAATCCTGACGAGTCAGACAGTTCAACAGAGCTAATTGATGAATTGTCAGGAGAATCAGAAGCAGAAGAATCCGATGGCGAAAGTGAATCTTCGGAAACAGAAGCGGAAGATGAGCCTATCTCAGAAGATAGCGAAAGCAGCGATGTTCTTTCACAGTTGGGAATTGATACCGAAGGGTTATCAGAAGAGCAGATACAACAACTAACTGACGCTCTTGGCAGGGATAAGATGCTAAAGAGAATCAATAAGTTGACAGCACAGAAGAAGGAAGCTCAGGAACAGCTTGAGCAAGTTCAACAGGAAAGTCAACCTAAACAGGAAGTTGCAACTGCCGATCTTAATAGCCCCGTTGCAGACATCTTAGATCCTGCTGAGTTAGACAAGCAAGCAGATCAAATTGAGGAACTACTTGATTGGTCAGTGGAAAGTCTAATGCAAGAGGATAAATATGATGACGATGGCAATGAATATCTCGCAGAAAAGGATGGTAAACGCTACAGCAGAGAGCAACTAAAAGCAATTCGTGAGAATGCTAAAAATGCTCTAGGCAAAACAGGGTTTATTGCCAATCAAAGGAAATTCATTGAGCAAAGGCAACAAGCGGATCAATTAGCAGTTCAAACGTTCGATTTCTTTAAGGAAGGGCAACACGAATCTGAAGAGTATCAAATATATGCGTCAGTAAAACAAGATCCTACGATGGGTAAGATTCTTGATATGCTACCAAACGCAAACTACATGATAGGTCTGATGATTGAGGGGCAAAAAGTTATTGCCGAAAAACAAGGCAAAGCACCCGCTAAAAAGGTTGCTAAGAAAAAAGCACCAGTAGCACCAATTCCTTCTGGATCATCATCAAAGAAAGCGACAGGCAACACTGCGGAAAAATCAGCATTAGCAAAGCGCATAGCAGCAGCAGAAAAAACATATTCTGAGACTGGCAGCACTAACGATAGAATCAGATTAGCTGAGTTGAGAGGTCAACTCAAAAACTTATAATACATATATTAGGAAAGGTAAAATACAGTGGCATTAGCAACATCATATAACGCAGCAGGTAATCGTGAGCAAATCACAGATGACCTTACAGTTTTGGAGCCAGAAGAAACTCCAATTCTGTCAATGGCAAAGAAATCAAAAGCTACAGCAACTTTTGTAGAGTGGCAAGCCGATGATTTAGATACACCCGCATTTGCAGGAGTATCAGAAGGGGCAGACGTAAATTCATTCGACAATAAGGCAGCGAATAGAGCAAAACTTGGTAACTACGTTCAGAAGTTTCGTAGAACCTGGCAAGTTTCAGATATTCAGCAACTCGTTGCTACTGCGGGCGTTCCAAGTGAAATCGCACGTTCTGAAGCAAAATGTGTTCGTGAATTAAAAAGAGATATTGAATCAGCAATCGCTTCCGACCAAGATCGTCAGCAAGAAACTGGTGCAGTAACTCCATACAAACTTCGCGGTTTAGGCGATTGGATTGATGCTTCAGGACCATCTGACGTTCCCGCAGCATACAGAACTCCTTCTGCAAGTGTTAACTCGACAGCAATGGGTTCATTCACAGAAGATACTCTACAGGGTGTTCTTCAAAGCCGTTATGAACAAGTAGGATCAGCAGGAGATAATCTATATCTCGTTGCAGGACCAACTCTTAAACGCACAATCACAGACTTCGCTCGCGCATCTGATACTACTTATCGCGTGACTGAAGATGCAAACGATAAGAAAATCACTCTTAACGTTATGCAATATGAAGGTGATTACGGTGTAGTTTATATTGTTCCTTCACTATTCAACGGACGCACTAGCGGAAGTGGCATTGATGCAACAGTTCGTCATCGTGGTTATTTACTAACTAACGATTTAATTGAGGTTCCGATTCTTAAAGCAGAATCTTCACAACGCCTTGAGAACCAGGGTGGGGGTGAGCGTGGATTTTGTGACGCGGTGCTCTCTCTTTGCGTAAAGAATCCTTTGGGATTAGGTGCATTTAAAGCTGCTAGTTAATAATTCAATATAGGAGATATATAACATGACAGTTCAAGAAGCAGCCTTATTAGGTTACACTCACGTTAAAACAATCACAGCAGCAGATTTGACTAGCACTACTTCTGGTGGTGCTGAAACAGAAAATCTGTTCACTATCCCTAAAGATGGGTGCGTGGATGAGGTGTTGTTTTATCTAAAGACAGAGTTCGATGGAGCAAGTTCTTCAGATTTGGCAATCACAGTAGGTGATGACGATGACGCAGACGGATTCATTGCATCTGCAACAATTCACGCTGACGGAACCGCAGTTAGCTCTAAAATCAATACTGGTGCATATTTCACCGTTGGTTCGGATGCTAATACAGGTAACTGTAAAGTGTATGACAATGCTGCAACTAAGACTCTTAGCGCGGTATTCACACCAACAGGAGATTCAAACAGTGACATCTCTACAGGTGAAGTTGTAATCGCAGCTCGTATCAGAGACTTCAGCGAAATTAAATAAACAATCTTAATGGGGGGCGGTCTACAAAGTTAGGCCACCCCTTTAACTTATACATTATGAGCGAAATTGACCAACTTGCAGATAATATGTATGATGTTCCTGAATTGCGGGGAATGAATGGAACAGCGTATATGGATGGACTTGAAAGATATTTTAGATTTAGCGAATCTAGGGATGTAAAAGAATTTAGCTTCAAAAAGCGAGAAGCAGATGCATTAATGGAAAAAAAAGTTCTTGATAACCAAAACAAGGGAATTGATGGATTAGGGCAACTTAAAGGAGTAATCCCTGCCAGAGAGTTCTTTAGATGGAGGCAGGATCAAGGCGATCATGTATGGGAAGATAAGCACTTCCTTAATAGTTTTTATAGGGACAATCCGCAATTTAAAGTCAAAGGCTACACTAATAGCCACTATTAATTATGGCAAGAACAAGCACATACAGTGAATTTGAGGATGGAGTTAAGGCTTTAATAGGCATTGATGATCTACAAACAGTTGAACAGACACAGCTTAATGCTTATTTTAATAAGTGGATTAGGCTTGCATGGGAGAGGTGGGAATGGCCTGAAGTCATAACCATTGAAGAACGCACTCCTGACAGTAATGGCTTGATAGATTATGAGCAAGGTGGCGAAACGGCCATATCAGGGTTCTTTAATATATATGATGTTAACCCTAGAAGCACTCAGGTTCCTCAAGAATACACTTTTGAGCTTGATGGTAATGGTGCTAACCTAATTGACTGGGATAGCGATTCTGGAACTGTTTTTGTGCGTTTTAGAACTAAGGTATCAACATATACTACAGTAGGCACTCAAACAATACCTTACATTTTTCTTCCATACCTGATTAATGTCTGCTATGCAGATTGGCTCAAAGCAGAAGGTCAGCATGGCAAGGCACAAATGGCTATGGATGAAGCGGAACAAATGATCTTATTTGAAATAGAGAAATTTGAAAGGCAACAAAATCAACAGCAACCTGTCTATGTAACCACTCATGGCTCTACTCAATACAGGATTGGCGTATGATTTGACAAATAATAAAAAGTGAATTAACTATAGTTTATTCTCCAATAGAAATAGAAATAGAAACGGAAACAGAAAATGGGAGCAACAAACGTAAGCAATTTTAGAACTCAAATAGTAGATGTTACATTAACACTAGATGCAGCAACTCATGCAGCAGGTGATATTGTGGCAGACTTTCAAAAGTTTGATGTAGTAGGAGCAGCTAGAGCGCAAGACATTCATATCAGAGGCACTATCAATGATGTAAAAGTTGTAGATAAGGATGACCAGGGTATTGAAATGGATGTCATCTTTGCTCAATCTCTTGATACAGCAGCACCAACTCTAGGAACTGAAGGTTCAGCAGTTAGCATATCAGATGCAAATGCAGCCAAGATCATAGGTGTAGCAAATATCTCTAGTTACACAGACCTTATCAATAGCCAATATGGTCAGCCAAGTTCATTTACTCCAATTGGGTTTAATATTAGTAACTCAAATTATTTATATGTAGGAGCAGTCACGCGAGGGACACCAACATATACAGCTAGTGGAGTAGTTCTTAGGCTTAACATAACAGTAGAATAAGGAGGTAGCAATGTCTTTCAAGACAAAAGTGTTACCTTACTTTAGGCATTGGACTAAAACTGCCGTTGTAGCTGCTGCTCAGGCTATTACAGATATAGCTAATTTGTGGGGTTACTGGCGAAGTGATACAGGGATCAATGGTAAGTTGGCGGTTGATGCGTCAACAACTGATGAGTATTTAGAAAGCTCAAGTGATAGTCTAATGTTCAACTCAGATGAACCTTGGTCTATTAGTATTTGGATTGGGGGATTGCAAAGCAAAGGAGCAGCTAACCCATTGATACATAATTTAGAAAATACAGGCGCATTAGGGTATGGTGTTGGTTTTGGTGTTGAGTCAAACGAGGCAATAATTAAAACAGACAATGGGGCTTTACTATACCCAAAATTTAACACAACTTTTACAGATGATGATTTTCATCATTTAGTTTACACTTATGATGGATCTAAGCTAAATACTGGTTTTAAAATGTATGTAGATGGGAGCGAAGTTGCTCAAAGCAGTAGCACTAGTAGTGGAACTCCCGATGACATAACCTATTCAGTAAAGCAATTTAGAATAGATGGAAAATATTTTTCGGGTGCCTCAGATGCTAATTGTAAATATGACCAAGTTATAATATTTAACAAAGCACTAGACGAAGATATCCTTGGAGAAGTAACCGACCTCTACAACTCCGGCACAGGGATCAAACATCGTGATCTTACGGGCAGCGAGACATACTATAGCTCCATAGCTGCGTGGTATGATTTTGACTCCCCAAGAAACTTTGGTCGTGAGAGTAGCCAAGATACTCATGCGGTTCAGTTGGATGGGGCGAATGATTATTTTGCTGTTACCGGATCTGATTTTACTACAAGCGGGTCTAGTGAAATAACATATTCATTTGGTGGTTGGTTCTATTGGGATGGGACAACGACACTTGATAATATGTTTGGCATGGGCAGTAGTGCTAGTGCTTGCACTACTATGCAACTTGTTTTTGATGGTTCAAAACAATTGTCCTTTTTCATATATGATGGTGTTGGTTATATAGGTGTTAGAAGCTCGGCAATATCTAGCGGTTCGGGTTGGTATCATTTTTATGCGACTTATGGTGGTGGTGCGGTAGACACTGATTTAGAAATTTATGTAAATGGCATCAATGTTACAAATACTAGATTAAACTCTAGTTACACTAATCAGACCGCAGGATCTTATTTCAGTATATCCGCAACGGGCAACGGTGGTGGTCTTTACTTGGGAAAAATTGATCAAGTTAATTGGTATGATACCAAATTAAGTGACTCGGATGTGTTATCCCTCTACAACAACGGAGCACCACTCAACTACGCAGACCTAAGTGCAGCCCAAAAGACCAACCTAGTATCACACTGGGACTTTAACGAGCAAGATCACACGATCATTGGTCAGGATAGCCACACTAATCTCAACCACCTGACTCCTAATAATATAGCAGAAGCGGATCTGGTAGGCGGTGTTAAGGATGCGAGGACACAGTATGCAGATTTGAATGGCTCAACTGATTATTTGGTTAATACAAATTCTGGTTTTGATTTTAGCACTTCCGAAGCAAATGGCTTTACTATTATAGCATCAATTAACGCTGATAATTTATCTCAATTTTTAGCTTGTTTTAATGGAGATATGAGTGCGGTGAATACTAGGCAATATGCTTTTGGATTTTTGTCTGGCGGTGCTACTATGTTTTGTAATATAAGCGATTCATCTGGCAATTATATTGGCAGACAGGTTACAAACTCTCTATCAACTAATACTGATTATGTAATTGCCGTTACCTACGATGGAACACAAGCTGATAGTGGAATTAAACTTTTTGTAGCAAATTCTAGTGAAACATCCTTTACAGAAGAAACAACAAGTGCTTTTTCTAGTGGAGTTTATGGTGGAATGGTTAGCAAAAGTAACTTTACTATTGGTGACGATCCTTCATCAACATGGACATTAGACGGTTCTCTTCATTGGGAAGCTGTTTTTAATAGTGATTTATCAAAAGCAAATTTAGATTCATTACTTAATGAAGTTAGGTATAATGGAACCCTAGCAGACTATACAGGCTCAACCGCCAACCTCATCTCATGGTATGACTTTGAGAACAGCGTCCTTG